TGCCAAAAACTTCTTTTCTTGATAATCTAAATCGCGCTTTGATGTAAGTGTAGCCAATAGCTCAGGCATTGAAAGAGCTAGCTCTAGCTCCTCGTAGTCTTTCCAGATACCTAACAAAAATACTTCTGCCTCAAGCTCGGCTAAGTCTAGGCTGTCCCATGTGGATTCGCTACTGTCGGTTGCTTGCTTCTTCACTGGCTCTTCCGAGTCTTTGTTTACTTTGATACCAGCAGTTATGTCCAATATCTTATAAACTGTTGGAAGGTCTACGTTATCCTCTAGCTCGGCTACCGTTGAAATTAAGGGGTATTGAGATCTTAAGGCTATTAAGGCACAGTGGGAAAGAATAGTAATTGACTCTTCATCGTTTTTTGCATGTTTAATAATATTAAAGTAATCCATAAAGTGACGAAGATATTTAATCTTTAATGGCTTAAGCTCTATATCCGTACCATCAATTAAGGTGACAGTGCCAACGTCGTAAACTTTACTTGCCATACAATAAGTGTACCAAAAAAGTAATGCCCAGATCTAATAAGACCTGGGCATTACTTTATAATGACTAAGACAATGTAACTGGAATGGTTCGATCAACGATCTTACCATATGAAGCATCATCATTAGGTAGCAGACGGAACGAAACCTCAAACATTGTGGGCTCGTCACGCTTTGCGGATACTGTAACGTTCTCAATTGAGAGCGCACGGTAAGCGACATAGATGCGCTCGATTTGTGAACCGAGAGCACAGTTACCAGTACCGGGACCAACAGCAACCATACCGCGTTCTACTGGACACTCACCAATGTCTCCAGCACTCAAGTTGAGTGTTTCGTCATAGGAGTTTCCAGCAGATTTTTCTTCAAAGTCGCCTGACTTTGCAGCAATAGCAACTAGAAGGTTTTCTAGAGTTGCCTCGGCAAATGCAGTGTTAAGGTTAACCTGCATACCCTGCTTGTAAAGCTTGGCGACATCGAGAAGTTGGTCTACCTGAACCTCACCAAAGTCGGGCTGGAAAACTAGTTCCAAACCGTTCATGGTGTATCCAACGTTAGTGAACGCTATGTCATCCTGCAAGGTATCCTTGAAAGACTTTTCGCTACCGGGGTCCTCTTCGTATGCTGGAAGATCTACCTCGGACAACTCACCGTCGTTGTGCGTGAACAGGGCCGCTGCGCCAACAATAATGTTGGCGTTTGTTCCTCTTGTATATGCCATATTTTTTCACCTCTTCTTTCTTAAGAAATTAGTAGGCGCGTTTCCTCGATATAAGTATATCACCCGTTTTATAAATAAATTTATTACGATGGAGAAGATTTGTGCCAGCAGTATTCAATAATTACCTTGTTACCGGCATAGGTTCTGGCGGTACCAAAGTCGATAATGTCCCTTGCCTCTTCTAGCTGGTAAATCTTTGTTTCGTGAAAATATGGCAAGAAAAAGTCTTTTCCATTAAAATTAATGGTTGGATGTCCTATGCCTACAGTGGGAGATCCCTGAGAATCTCTTTCTGCCACATCTACCCCAGATTTTGCATAAGAAACAGTGTTTGTTGTTGTTCCTGTAACCGTGTATGTGCCAGAGAAAGACGTGGGAGAGTTTGTTAGTGGATTTGTTTCTTTTACAACAATGATGTCTCCCGCTTTGAACGAATGGCTTGTTGCTGTGGTTAGCGTTGCTACATTATTTGTTATTGACTTTCTAGTGAAAGCAAGAGACTTCCTAGTGGCATAATCTCCTGGGTTAGCTATTAGCTGCTCCCGGATCCAAAGGTTTAATGCTACCGCCGACTCGTCTCCATCATCAAGCAGGTCTGCGACTGCCTGAACTGTTTCAATTAAAGCGTCAATTCCTCCGGCTGTCTTGTAAAAATAGTAAAGCAGCTGTTCAGTTCTTTTGTGAGGGAATGGATTCCTTCTCATTCTAAACATTCTGTCGTATACGGCAAATGGCTCTTCTGCAGACTCTGGGAACTCTTCTGTAAACGTGTCAATCGTTGTTGGTTGTGTCGGGAAGAATCTCATATCCCCAGAAAAATACTCTGGTAGGTCTGCGGGAATCTTGGCGGCCAAGTACTTATTAATAAAAACTGGTGGGTAGTCAATAGCCATTATCTAGCCTCCCTTGCTGCTATCCATCTGTATCCTACATCATACCCTACTGCTCTACCGCCAGCTTTTGCACGAGGTAGGTTTTTCTTAAACTGAATCGGATTACGAAGAATGTCCGCAATGCCTGTAGCCTGCAAGAAAGACTGTTGCCAATATGATCTGAAGAACATGTCTACTGTTTGCTCAAAGCCTCCAGCAACAGCCTGCCCCCCTGGGTTTGAAACTGTAACAGGCCCCTTGGTAAATACCTGCTCTCCGCCATCTTCGAAGGCTAAGACTTTTGCTTTTACTGGCCTGATGGTAACGGGTATGCCCTGTTCCATGATTCTAGCCTTGTCGTAAAAGGGTGTACTAGATCCGTTTTGAACAGAGGTAGATTGTCTAAATGTTGACCTAAACGTCAGCCCACCGCCAGAAGTTGTGTATTCAAGATCAAACAGTCTTGCGCTAGGGCTTCCGCTTTCATTCCACTCATAGACGTGGTGTAGGACGGCCTCGTTAGTTCTAGCGTTAGCATCAATAAACTCATCTAGAATTTCTAGAGTTCTCTTACCAATAGTTTCCAGCAATTCTTTTTTACCAGCCTGGGCCCCTTCCATAAAGCCATTAGCATAGTTTACAAGATTGTTCATGTCTTTCATAAAGTCGTTAGTTCTATATTTAAGATTAATCATACGTCTACCCCTTGGTTTTCTGATCGACGCAGGATAACCCTGTAGTATTCTACTTTTCCAAAAGGGCCAACGTGTGGTGTAACTGTTGCAACCTCGAAGATTGTTGACTCTCCAGTCCTGGCTCCAGCTGTCTCAACATAAAGCTCTTGGCAGTTCCTGTCCTTAACATTGCTAACAACAATATTTGTAATAGCCTTGCCTCTGCTATCTTTAGAAAAACGAATGTCTTCTTTGAATCTTCCTATAAGCAGAGACTCTATGCTTATGTCTACGTTTGGGGTAAGCTCTTCTTTAAACCTAGATCCCGCTGGGCCTAGGCTGCAAACCAGCGTTCTGTCTTTGCTCCACGCCTTAGAAACATTACCGTAGGCGCCCTGTGAGACCTCTGGATAGAAGATATCGGCCTGCATGGGGTACAGCGGGTCTTTAGATCCACAGTTCATTACAACACCCCAAGCTTAGTAATAGACTTAGCATAATTAGATAAAATCTTGTCTACTACGAAATTCCCCGTTCCTTCGAAAACTCTGTTGTCGAAACCGATCTTAAACTGGTCGGTCTGATAAGACTTCATGTATCGCTCTACATAATCTAGTTTTCCACAGGCAATGTCATCAATAAGCAGTTCTGTAGCCCTTACGATATCTGTTGGTACATTAGGGTAGCCAACAGCAAGCAGAATGCTGTAGTCAAAAGTTCTGGGGAATCCGCGATAAACATACTTAATATCAATGATGTCTGATCCGCTTGTTGGCATGATTAGGTTAGCAGACTCAAGCCTGTTTATGTTTCCTTCGTAAACCTCTACGATTGCTGTATTGTCTTGAGTTATTGAATAAGAAGTGCTGTAGCTTTCTGGATCCCCTGCGTCAAACAGGAGCACGTTGTTCTCATAAAGCTTAAGAACTTTTTTGGCATTGACCCAGAGGGGGATGTAGTCTGCACCAAGACCGGTTGTTTCAATCATCTTTTTCTTGTAGTAAAAACCTTCGATGATTACTGAGTCTATAATAGACCTAGCAATAGATTCGTGCTTGGAATACTCCGCAATTTCAGAAGCGGTTTCGCCCTTTGTTGTTGGGTCTACGTAAGGTCTAACAACATCGATGTAGTTATCTGTACTATCTACATTTACGATATAAGAGCCGTCATATTCTGAGGGCAGGGAAATAGTTACCTTAGAGTCGGAAGTAGAAGTGGCTGTTCCCGTGGTTACTGATTGGTCCGCCATATCCGTAATGGTGTAATTATATCCAGCAGAAGCACTAGACACATTAATTACAGCATCAGCTGAATATGACGGAACCCTCAGTATTTCCATTTTTACTTACCGTATTCTCTAGCAATTTCTTCTGGAGTAGCTTCTCTAACATGACTGCGAGTTAGCCACTTTTCAGCCGCTGCTGCTGGAACAATGTTGTATCCCGTAGAGATCTTTCCAACATTTTCCCAAACAACATTTTTTGTAGAGTGTAGAGCAACAGTGGGCTCTTTATCTTTTTTGGGTGCAGCTGTTTTAGTTGCTTTCTTTTTTGGTGTTGATTTAGTTACACCAATTGCACCCGTCTCAATTGGTCCAACTGCATCTGTACCATCGCCATCTGACCGCTTTTTTGTTGCTTTTGCGGTAATTAGATCTGCGTGGCTATCAGACACTGAACCATTCCATGCATCGTTTTCTGACATTAAATGCCTCCTATATAGATATCTCTATTATAACAGAATAAATAAAGGGGCAGGAACCGAAGTCCCTGCCCCCTTAAGGGTATTAATTTATGGTTTAGGAATCGGCAGCTGCATCAGCGAATGCTACAGCGTCCTCTTCTTCCCACTGAATACCGAAGCGAACGAATACGGTGTACTCGATCGTGTCCTTCTTGGCAACATACTCGCGGTTAACGGTAATGTCGCGCTGGAAGCCCCATACACGGTTAGCGGGGAATGTCATGTCAACATAACCAGCAGGGTAGTAGGGTACCTCTAGAACGTCAATGCCAAGAACACGAGTGGTGCGAGCAGTACCCAGAGTCTGGGCCTGACCGTCAAGGTATGCCTGACGGTTGCGCTCTGTACCAGCTGGTGTACCAGCAAAGGCTTCAGCAATTGCATCTGCAAGAGTACCGTTGTTCTTAACGATACCCTGGAATGCGTCGGTGCCTGCGTAGAACTTGAGGTTGTTCTTCAACGCACGGTACTTACGGGGCATAGCAGTGAGAATTCCCTGCATAACCTCTGTAGTCCAAGCGTCGTCAACAACTGTAGCAACGTACTCGTGTGCGTCACCGTTAGTCTTTACGCGGTTTACGAAGCCCTCCATGATGGAAAGGAAGTTACCTGTTGCACCGTCACCATTAATGGCTAGGTCCTCGATGTCATTTGCAAATGCATTTGTCATCAAGCGAACAAGGTGGTCTTCCAAAGCAGCACCTTCAATGTTGTC